TTATTTTTTTATATACTAAATACAAGATGGTTTCACTCCAGGAGTTACCTAAAAAGATTCAGTACATAACAATAGATTCAAATTTTGTAAATGGTACGAATAATACATTCTCCTTTGATTTAAACCTTGAATCAAATACTCATGTATCAGATATAAATAAAGTATGTGGTTTAAAAGTCGTTGATTTCTACGTAACACAAGTGGGTGTATCTGGTGGTGGTACAGGTAATGGTGCAAAATATATAGATATTGTATGCGATGATATACCAAAAACGGCACAAATTCTAAATGAACGAAAAGGGCAAATATTTACACGTGTACCTTTAGAAAGAATATTTGATGGTTCAAGTAATTTTAAAATACAAGATAAACAATGGAAATCTTTTAATAGACCAACGTCTTTATTTAACCCCATATCCATCCAGCAGCTCAATTTTGAAATATATGAACAACAAGGTGACGGGGATTATGTAAAACTACAACCTGATTCTGAATGGTTCATGACACTAGAAGTAACAACTATAGACGTTAAGGAAAAACCTATAAATAGAGAAGTTCAAATTTTAGAAGCTATACATAAACTTATCGGGAAGATAGATGAACTCAACATAAATGTTGAAAAACTTCCAGATAAACATGATATCGAAAAAATGGAAAAAGAAAAAAAGAAAAAATACCCATTACGATACTTGGTATTATTTATAACGCTCATCGTAGGTGGGTTCATTTTTGTTAAAAACAAATTTACGCCTTCGGTTCCGCAGCCTTCTTTTTAACGACACGTTTAACCGTCTTTTTTGGGGCTTCTGGAGCTGGAGCTGGAGCTGGAGTTGGAGCTGGAGTTGGAGCTGGAGTTGGGGCTGGAGTTGGAGTTGGGGCTGGAGTTGGGGCTGGTGAAACTACACGTTTAGTAGCATTAGCTGCTTCTGTGGCTCTTCTCAATTTTTCGTTGGGATGCATTGTATAATATATATAAAGGAAATATTATCTTTAAATTAAATGTTATTCATTGGCCCAACTCTCCTGAGTGGAATAGGTCAACATTGTAAAAAATATATGAACCTCTTTCCTGAAAGTCGATATATACAAGTACAGGAAGATATACCAAATTGTGAAAAGGCTTTTATATTTGCTTTACCTGTTCAGTATTGGTTGGATAGAATACCAGAAATCAAACGTAAAATTAAACATGTAACATGCATGACCGTATGTGAAACGGAAACGGTACATGAAGATTATGGAAAACTTTTCAAACTATTCGATAAAATTGCTGTACCGAGCGAATTTTGTAAAAGAGTATTTAAAACCCAATTTCCTGAAACTGAATTTTATGTTATACACGCTCATATACCATATAAGAAACCGTATACATTTTACCATATAGGTAACGTTTATGACCCAAGGAAAAATTTTAATAAAATTCTAGAAACATTTATTCGAATGAATAAACCAAATTCAAAACTTCTCATAAAAGCAACGTGTAATCAACCGTTTAATATAAACATACCAAATATCGAAGTTGTAAATGGACTTATTTCAGATGAAGAAATGGAAAAGATACACGCTCTAGGTGATTGTTATGTAAGTTTTTCAAGTTCTGAAGGTGTTGGTATGGGTGCAGTTGAAGCTGCTTTACGAAATAAACCCGTTATTATAACAGATTATGGAGGTGCACCAGAATATATTAAAACACCATATACAATAGATTGCGAACTTCAAAAATTAACGAAAGATGATTTTCTATTTAAGGCAGGTATGCAATGGGGAAAACCAAATGAAAAACAATTGATGGAATATATGGAAGATGCATATAACAAAAAAATAAGGTATATGGATCATCCGAAAACTCGAATGTTAACATGTAAAGAAAATGTATTACATGAATTCGTCACTAATATAATTGGTGAGGTAAGTGATGATACCAGCCAAAATAGCACCGGACATGAGTGATCCTCTCTGAGCTATAAGCATGGCGACAATATCGTCTATGAATTTAACATTAGTTGGTTTTTTAAGAAGTTCTGGTACTATTTTTGAGATTGCAAGATAAAGAGCCATAGATATTATTACGGGTCTAAGCGTTTCCTGGTCTAACATTTATAATATAGAAATATTTAATTCTGGCTTCGTTCCTAATACTTGATCATCTATTCTATGTTTTTTACAGTATTTTCCACATACAGCTTTAAAAGAACATTTCTTCCCTGATAAAGTAAATGCTTGACATATATTTTTATTTTCTATATTTTGATTATCTGGTGCAGTTTCTAAAACTTTGATAGGTCTTGTTTTCTGACATTCAATTTTCTTTTTTCTCATTTTATCTATAATAGTCGCCATTTCATCATGCGTCTTATTTGCAACATTTAACCTTTTTGATACATTTAAACAATCATCATATGTTTCAAGTGATGTTTGACGTCTATTTATCAAAATAGTTTTTCTATCAGTAAATTGTTTACCCTTGACACAGGGAAGTAAAAAATCGTTAGTCATTTTTTTATGTTTGATATTATTAATACCCACTTAGGTTAGTAAAAATGCAGTTTATTACCAAAAATAATAAAAAGAAACAGAATCCAAAATGTAAAAAATGTAAAAAGCCTACAAATAAGCTTCATAATACATGTTGGGATTGTCATTTGAAAAATGAAATGAAAAAACTAATAATAAGAGAAATAGGACGTACTAAAAAATGGGAACAAAATTACAAAAGTGCTACAACGTATAATAATTTTAATAAATTACTCGAAACTTCTACATCAGAAAAACAATTGAAAAGGGCTTATAAAAAGGGTGTTTTAAAAATACATCCAAATAAAGGTGGAAATTCTGAAAAATTCGTAAATTTTAAAAATTTATACAATAAAAAATTAAGTAACTTTTAACATTCATTTGTTTTATTTTCACAATTACTAATAAAAGATGTGGTTGTTATTTATAAAAAAACTTAAACGAACATATAGCTTCACTTTAGGTGAATAATATAAAAGATAAAAACTTATACTTTATAAATGTATCTTAAATGGACATCAGAATGTTATTTATGTGAATGTCCTTTAGATCCTCATATAAACACAAAAAACGCAGAAGAACGTATTATTATTCGTGAATTTAGGAAATTACGCCCAATTTTCACTGTTAATAATGAATTATATTTAAAATTTTTCGATATGACAATACAACGAGTATGTTATGCATGTTATTTAAATTCGTATAATAAAATCCATCCGTCATTTTTTAGAGACCGTGAATGTGGTCGCATAAAAAATATATTTCCACAACCCAAGTCAAAAACAAAAGAGGAATTATTATATTGGTACGAAGACCTAAAAAGATACTTAAGTAAAAGACTATATACATAATAAAATGAGTGAAAGTATTCAAAAACTCACACACGTGGAACATATTTTAAAACGCCCGGATTCATATGTTGGACCAGTTTCACGTGTAGCCGAACCATATTGGATATATGAAAATGACATCTTTGAAAGGAAAAATGTTATATATTCACCGGCACTTTTAAAAATATTTGATGAAATATTAGTAAATGCAATTGATCGCAATTCCATGTATCCTAAAAATGTATCTTCACTCGGGGTTTCTATAGACGTGTCATCGGGCGAAATCACAATTGAAAATAACGGACCCCTTGGTGGTATATCTGTAAAAATGCACGAAAAGGAAGGTATATGGAATCCAGAATTAACATTCGGGCATTTACTTACAAGTACAAATTATGATGATACACAAAAACGTGTTGTTGGGGGACGTAATGGGTACGGGGCTAAACTTACAAACGTTTATTCAACAAAATTTTCTATAAAAATAAAAGATAGTGAAAACAAGTGTATATATACACAAGAATGGTCTAATAATATGAAAATATGTGGTACCCCAAAAATAAAGAAATACTCGGGTTCGACATCAAGTGTTTCTATTTCTTTTATACCCGATTGGAAAAGATTTGGTATGTCTAAAATGGATAATTCTATATACAAAATATTTGAAAAACGGGTTTATGATGCAAATATATGTACGACACAGAACTGTAAAGTTAAATTTCAAGGAAATCCTTTACCGAAATGCACGTTTGCAAATTATTGTAAAATGTATACAAAAACCGATGAAATATGTATGTTTACGAGTGATAGATGGTCTGTATGTATTGCACCTTCAGATGATGGATTTGAACATGTATCATTTGTAAATGGTATATGTACAATGAAAGGTGGTTCCCATGTCGATCACGTGTCTGGTATACTCGCAAATGGTATTATTGAAGATATGGCAAAAAAGATAAAACTTAGACCACAACAAGTAAAAAATGCATTTTTTATTTTTGTAAAGGCTACACTCGTAAACCCGATGTTTAGTAGTCAAGTTAAATCTGAGTGCACCCTTAAACCACAGGATTTTGGAAGTAAGTTCGACCCACCGAAATCTTTTATTAAAAATATTCTGAAAACTGGTATACAAGATGAACTACTCGCATTATCAAAGTTTCGAGAAATGAAAGAACTCAAAAAAACCGATGGTTCACGTAAATCAAAAATAACAGGTATACCAAAACTCGATGATGCAAATAAAGCAGGTACACAACAGTCAAGTAAATGTACTCTTATAATAACAGAAGGTGATTCTGCAAAAACATTGGCAATTTCAGGTCTTTCTGTAGTTGGTAGAGATTATTACGGTGTATTTCCTCTTAGAGGTAAATGTAAAAATGTACGAGATGCAAGTGTAAAACAACTCACAGAAAATAAAGAATTTAACGATCTTAAAAAGATTTTGGGTCTCCAACAAGGTAAAGTATACACATCATTATCAGAACTTCGTTATGGGAAACTTATGATAATGACAGATGCAGATAATGATGGGAGTCATATAAAAGGATTAATACTTAATATGATTCACTATTTCTGGCCAAGTTTATTGAATTTGAAATTTGTAGTGAGTATGGTAACCCCTATAATAAAAGCAACAAAGGGTTCAGAAACGAAATCATTTTATACAGATTCATCATTTAGACAATGGTATGGAAACGGAAAACATAACTGGAAAATAAAGTATTATAAGGGTCTTGGTACGTCTACATCTGCAGAAGCACGTGAATATTTCAAAAAAATAAAAGATTTAACAGTGCAATTTGATACAGATAAACAAATGGATGACTCTATAATATTAGCATTTGATAAAACAAAATCTGATTTGCGTAAAACATGGTTACTTGAAAGTAGTGAAAAAAAATCTTCTGAACTCGAAATACCATATGGCAGTGTCAATCGTCTTGGTGTTTCTGATTTTATTCATAAAGATCTCGTAAACTTTAGTCTTGCCGATTTGAAAAGATCAATCGCTCATGTATCAGATGGTTTGAAACCTTCACAGAGAAAGGTATTATATGCATGTTTTACAAAAAATCTTACAAATGAAATGAAGGTCGCACAATTAGCAGCATATGTTTCAGAAAAAACGTCATATCATCACGGTGAAGTATCTTTAGCGGATACAATTGTAAAATTAGCCCATAATTTTACTGGTTCAAACAATATTAATTTACTCGAACCATGTGGTCAATTTGGAACAAGACTTATGGGTGGTAAAGATGCGAGTCAAACTAGGTATATTTTTACAAAACTTACTAAAAATGCAAGAATACTTTTTGATCCAAAGGATGATCCGATATTAAAATATCTTGACGATGACGGAAAGCAGATAGAACCAGAATATTATGTACCTATTCTACCAACCGTTTTAGTAAATGGAACCGAAGGTATAGGTACAGGTTTTAGTTCTTATATACCTCCATTTAATCCATCCGATATTAAACAAAATATTGAACGTATAATTTCTGGTAAAGATGTTATTCCTATGAAACCATGGTTTGATAAATTTAATGGTCGTGTATTCAGTAATGAAGATAATTTATGGATTACAGAAGGTGTATGGAAATGCTCTGATAAAAATATATTGATTACCGAACTACCACCTGGAAGATGGACTCAGGAATACAAAGAATATTTAGATACACTTGTCGAAAAAAAGAAAATTGCAAGTTATGTAAATAATAGTACAACTGAAAACATTAACTTTGAAATTATGGGGTATACAGGTAATGATGTTGTAAAAGATTTTAAACTCCAAAAAACGTTTCATGTGTCAAATATGCATTTATTTCATCCAGATAAGGGTATTCATAAATACACAAGTCCAGAAGAAATACTAACTGACTTTTTTGATATAAGAACAAAAACATACGAGAAAAGAAAAATACATCTTATCAATAGTTTAAAAAATAAAGTTAAAAAATTGGAAAATACTTCAAGGTTTGTTGACATGGTTATACACGAAAAACTAATTGTTTTTAAACGTAAACGCTCCGAACTCGAAAAGGAAATGGAAAAGATATTTGATAAAATAGATAATTCGTATGAATATCTCCTAAATATCAAAACATATCAGTACACTCATGAAGCCGTACAAAATCTCAGGGAAGAAACCATGAAAACGAAAACTGAACTCGAAACACTGCAAAGTATGTCATGTATTGATATGTGGAAAAGGGATTTAAAAATATATAAACATTAAGTAGTATAGTATGTGTGATACATCTGGTCCAAATACAGGTGCTATCATATCACTTAATGCCATTGGTAAACAGGATACATACCTTTTAGAAGATGATCCTGACCATTCTTTCTTTAAGTATAATGTAAAAAAACATTCAAATTTTACAAAATTTCATAAAAGTACAACAATCAGTAAACCAAGTACATCTTCATCATCGTGGCCTTTTGGTGAAACTATAAAAGTTACACTTAATCCTAGAAATATGGGTGATCTTTTATCAAACATGTATGTATCATTTCAATTACCAGGTTTAACTGGTAATGATAGCTATTATGCAGACCAGATAGGTAGACATATTCTTAAAACTGTAACTATGCGTGTTGATGAAACAGTTGTTGAAATATTCCATGGGGATTGGGGTATTATATATGATGAATTATATTTAGATGAATCTGAAAAAAGAACAAAAAGATACACTTTAAATAGAAATAATGCTGAAGATACATCATTAACTACCAATAATCAAATTTTAACACAACAAAATTCACATGTATTTATACCTATACCACTTTTATTTTCACGTAAATATGAAAGTGATGAATATGAAACAAATAAACCAAATAGACCTTATTTTCCAACGTGTGCTATACATAAACAAAAACTGGAATTTATATTTGAATTCCATAAACAATCATTTTTTACAAATGAAACAGATACACTATCATTAAATAACTTCGATATAGTCACGGAAGAAATAACATTAGAACCAAGTGAGCGTATGTATATTGCAGGTAAAAAACACATTTTAATTACAGATATAGTTAAAAAACATCCAACATTGGACATAGATGCCGGTACAATAAACGCCAAACTTGAACTTATACCACAAACACCAGTCAAAACACTCAATTGGTTTTTTAGACAAAAACCATTTGAAGATGAAAATACATACGAGGGTGGTACCACTTTACGTTCAAATGTATTCGCTAACAGATATAATTTCTCATCAAATGTCGAATATTCTGTAATAAGTGAATTCTATAATCCACCAATGGAAAAGGCTAAAATATTTGTAAACGGAGAAGATATGCCAAATATACAAAATTGCAAGCATAACTATTACAAATATATCGTTCCATTCACAAGTCGTCTATCAAGACCATTGCGTAATATTTACACATATGCATTCTCGATGAATCCGATTAATGTGGAACCATCGGGAATGTTAGATTTTAGCCAATTACAATCAAATAGAACTGTTTTAGATGTCACCATGAAAGAAGGTCTCACAAGTGATTATACTTTACATTTATACTATGTCGGTTACCAAACATTTATTTTTGAAAACGGGGTAATGACACTTGTTTAGAAAAAAGCGCATTTTTATGATCGTGGATATACTCAATTATATTATTTTTTATACACCATCTTATGAAATTCAACTGTGCTACAGTAGTATGTATTTCATCAGGTGTACCTGGTACGTGATACGATATCTTAGATGATCTACAAAACGGATCAAATAATTTTTTACTATACCCATCTAAACTTGATTTATATGCACAATGTACACTAAATATTTTACCATCCTTTGTTTTATATGACAAATTGTTTTTCTTTGAGTAATTTGTTATAAACCATTCAAGATTTCGTAAAGAAATACCTCCTGTTTTATTGAGAATTTCTAAAAGAGTAGCTCTATTCTCGGGTACGTTATAAAAGGTATCAATTGATGTTAGTAGAATAGCTGACTTATTCATTATTACATTATTCCACGCAATTCTCTAAATCCCTTTCTTGTCACTTCACATGCCGGGCATCCTGGTTTAAATATACATTCCGTTAAACTATGTGTATGTCGTATACCTTCACTATTTTTAGGAGTCATTTCTATAGGTCCCATAAGTTGTGGTTGGTCGGCGTGACTTCCGCACATACCATTATCCTTAGCTCTTGCAAGACACGGCGTTCCATCCTTTTTAAAACCTTTACAAAATTTAGATGAATCTGGTATAAATTGACACAATAACTTTGAATTCATATATAGTTCTTTAGAAAGTATCATACACATTTCTACACGTGCTACATGACGTTCTTCATCAAGACGTTTATTTATTATCGGCATTAAATCATCTATAAGTTCATGTTTCTTTTGTTTTCTAGATGCCATTATTATATATAATACGTTATTTTTTAAGTGATTTGAACATATCACTAATTTTTTGTTGGCCTTCTTCAACTTCTACTTTCTTCTTTGGACGTCTCTTCGGTTTTACACGTGTCAAAAGTTCACCAAATATCTCTTCTTTAGGATCTTCAAAGAGTGGTTCAATTAAATCACATACAGGGTTCAAGAATTTATTTATAAAATAATATGCATAATCAACTTTTAAATTATTATCTTTTGCATATTTTGGATCTTCAGCTTTTTCATATGCTTTTGCTTTTGGGTCTCCTGTATCAAGAAGAATATAAGGTACACGATCACCTGATTGTGGTTCCGAACCAGGTTGTCGTTCCCTCATTTTATTACGCACTTGAACATGTGCCAAGTTTTGAGACTTATATGAATCAGATAAACCCTGACTTAATATAAGTTTTTCATTAGGTACATCACCTTCAATAAGTTCAATGGCTCTTTGTAAAGCGAGAGCCTTTGGAGGACCGGTATCACTACTTTCTAAAACAACATCGAGAAGTTCTTTACAAACTTCACGCATGTGAGGTGTATTATCTCTTCTTACCAATTGAAGACCCTTTACATCTATATAATCCATATTCATGTTACCATCCTTCCCTTTTGTCCAAAGTTTTGCAGCATACCGTTTCTTTGAATATAAAAAATAAGGACAATATACCTTTTCGAGTTCAAGGTTATTAGGTGCCTTGAAAAGTTTCGTACACTCTTCAGCAGCCCGTTCACCTATTTCCCAACTATATTCAATTGCTTCTTTACCCTTACGATTACCTACATCGAATTCAACCATAACAGAATCAGTGTCTCCATATCTTACTTTTGAACCAGGGAAATTCTTTTCAACATATGCCTTTGTCTCATCAATCATACTTCTACCTTTTAGAGTTACAGTTGACGCAATTTGTACACATGGCAGCATACCCTTTGCAGCACCAGTAAAACCATATACAGAGTTCATGGATATTTTATACGCCAATTGTTTACCATTATACATTTCTTTTAATGCACCAGTTGACTTCGCCATATCCTTTTTTGCTTGTTTACGAAACTGCTTTAATTCTAAAAGAATGCTCGGTAAAAGACTTGGAACATCTTGTGCAAATTTAGAAAATCCAAATGTTTCGTATTTTACACCGGGTATATTCTCATATTTTGAATCCATAACAAGTGTAGAATAACATAAATTATGTGCCATCATGATTGACGGATATAGCCCTTCAAAATCAAGTGCTGTAATGGGTGTATAATACGCACCCTTTTGTGCTTCGAGAACAGTAGCACCTTCATAACCATCTGCAGAATATTGTCCCCACGTTATTGTTGGAACCATAAATCCCATTTCACGCGCTTTTTTTGTTAATAAACTAAACACTTTAATCTGTTGTCCTCTCTCTACCAGGTAACATAACGGAACCCATGTTGCTTTAGCCATTTCCAGAAGATTAATAAGCGTACATAATTTTGATAATAGACGATGCGGTAAAAGTGTATCCTTAATACAATATTCAGCAACCTCTCGTAACTTTACAGGATCTTCTTCAACAAACCGCGCAAACATTTCTTTTGGTGGCATATCAATTTTATTATCACCAAGGTATAGTTTAGAAACATTATCGAGTTTATATGAATCGAGTTTATACCCCTTCTTTACCTCGTGGAACAAATCGAAAATAAATCGTCCAGGTATAGGTAAAATTTTAAGATCATTATCACCAAGTGCACTTGACGATAATTTTTTATACACAAGTTCGCATGAATGATTCTTCATTTTACTCATTTCAAAAAAAGATGGATCACATTTTGTCATTACTGCACGTTTCATTATATACTCTAAATCAAAACCAAATATATTCCATCCAGTTATAATATCAATATCCTTTTCCATCATATACTCTTTGAATGCCATTAACATTTCACGTTCCGTATCGTAACTCTTAATTATACATCCTTCTAAATTAGAATCTGTTTTTTTATAACAGAAACATGTTTTATCATAAGGTACATCGGAACCAAATTGTGCGAGTGACACAGCAATTTGAAAACATGCGTCATCTCTTACATCCGCATCAGGGAATTTACCAGTAGAACTATTACATTCAATATCAATAGATGCAACCACAAATGGTGCAGTTTCAGGGTTATCTACAGGTTTAAGTGTTTTCCAGTCATTACAGTACAAATCTATATTAACATGTGCTAAATGTGAACGAACACATGCATCTCCCGAATCCATCCATCCAGTCGATTGAATATTAGTTCTATGCATTAATCTCAGAACAGGGTCCAGATTCGATTCATATACTTTATATTTTATAGGTTCATCGGGTAAAGTACGTCTCATACGTCCATTCACCATACGTCTCGCTGCCAAATTTTTGAAATTTAATTTCATAAAAACAAATTGTTCATTATTTTGAAATCCCCAGACATCTTTAGATTGAACTATATCATAACTGACCAAACATTCAGGACACGTCTTATCAATTTTCGCGTACAAATTACGAATATTCATTTCCGACATCTTCTTAGGAAGTTTCACAAAAAAGTATGGTGTAAAACTCGTCGTGACACATACAGATTTACCTTCACGTGTTTTACCAAATATACTAATCAAGTGTTCATCTTCCGTGTCTTGTGCTTCCCAAGTGAGTACTTGGAACACGACCATTTTATCTTACTACGTTAATGCCCGATTTTTTTAATATAGTATAGTAGTAAATATGTCAGCTGCTTTGATTGATCTCGTCTCAGTCGGTGCCCAGGATGTCTATATCACGGGCGATCCTCAAGTCTCTTTTTTTAGACAAAACTATAAACGTCACACGAACTTTGCTATTAAACCTGAACGCCTCGATTTTGTAGGTAAATTTCTTTCAGGAAACGAAGTATCCATTCCCATCAAGTCAAAAGGTGATCTTTTGAGTTATATCTGGCTCGAAGGTACAAATATCAACAACAGTGATGCCCCAACCAGTATCTTTAATAGTAACGCAAATAACAATTTCACACAACCAACGGAATTTTCACTTTGGGTAGGTGGCCAGGAAGTTTGCAAAATAGATACAGGTTTTATTAATACCGTTCATACCCACATGTATAATGAAAATCAGGCGAAAGCATCTACATGGGCGGGTTGTGATAATGGTGGTAGTAACCAGTCATTAAATACCTACGTTATCCCATTCTTCTTCAGTGAAGATTGGACAAAATCTCTCCCACTTGTTGGACTTCAATATCACGAAGTTGAAGTAAGAATCAAGTGTAGAAACGGTGATTTTGGAAATACAACTGTTAAGGCGTATGCTTCGTATGTATTCCTTGATACAGAAGAACGAGAATTCTTTGCGAATAACGAACATGAACTTCTCATTACACAAACACAATACCAACCAATGGAACAATCTGATACAAATGTCGATCTTACGTACTTTAACCATCCAGTTAAGTCTATTCACATTGCCAAAACTGGTACAGGTGCCACTTATCTCTTTGATACAGCGTCTTTGTATATAAATGGTACTCTACTCTTCGAAAACATGTCTCATGAGTACCATCGTTACGTTGTTCCACAAAATCACTGTTCCGTTCTTGCGGAAGGTGGTGATGAATTACCAATTGCGTCGTGGCCATTCTGTCTTACCATGAATAAATCTCAACCAACAGGTTCCTTGAACTTTTCGCGTATCGATAATGCGAAAATAACTATCAAGAGTCCAAGTTCGCCAGGTGGAGTAGGAGGAAACGATGCGAATTGCCACTTTACACGTTGTTATGCAGTCAACTATAACATTCTTAGAATTAAGAATGGTATGGGTGGTATTGCATTTGGTAATTAATTATTATAAATGTAAAATATATCAAAAGATTATAGAAAAATATCATTTAGAGTTGTTAATTCTTACCAGAAGATCCAAATCCACGCTCACCCCTTTTTGTCTCTTGTAATTCATCAACCTCTTCAATAAGTGGTGTTTCACACTTTTCCAAAATTAATTGCGCGATTCTATCGCCTTGTTTAATTTCAAACGATTCACTCCCGTGATTAAACAAGATAACCTTCAATTCACCCGTATAATCCGGATCAATCACACCAGCACCCGTCTGAATGCCATGTTTCACACTTAAACCAGATCTTGGAGCAATACGCCCATATACACCTTTTGGAATAGTCGCACAAATACCCGTACTCACGATACCACGTTCACATGCATTAATAGTCATGTTTTCTATACTGTATAAATCATAACCAACCGAACCTGGGGATGCACGTGTTGGTAAAGTAGCGTCGAGTGTTATTCTTTTAATTCTGAGCGTTTCCATTTTTTTTATATTTATTATACAATCGTTTTCTTTAAAACTATTTAAAATAGTGTAACGTATAATTAAGAAATGAGTTTGAAAATTATTATGGGTAACATGTTTTCTGGAAAGACGTCAGAACTTATTAGACGTTTAAAACGATACAAAGTTATAGGTAAACGTATTCTTGTTATAAATTCTAAAAAGGATACGCGTGCATCCGAAGATGTTTTACGCACTCACGATAACGTTCGTTTTGATTGCGTAAAGACAAATAACCTTGATGAAATTGAATTTTCAGATATAGATGTTATAGCCATAGATGAAGCCCAATTTTTCACAAAACTTAAACCTTTTGTAGAAAAGGTTCTTGATTCAGGTAAAACAATTTTACTTGCAGGTCTTGATGGTGATTACAAACAAAGAAAATTTGGGGAACTTATAGATTGTATACCACTCGCCGATAAAGTGTTTAAAATATCAGCAATGTGTATGGATTGCATGGATGGTACACATGGCCCATTCACAAAAAGAATTGTTGAAAATGATAATCTCGAACTCGTTGGTGGAAATAATATGTATAAAGCTGTATGTCGAAAACATTTATAACACAAAATAATATAATATGTATAATAAATGTTTATGATAGAAGAACCTTATGGTATATCACAATTTCAGGCCTGGATAATATCACTTACACTCGGAATTGTTTTATATAGACGACACAAACGCGGAGAAAAATATATACAGTAAATATATATGGTCAAGGTTTACTTGAAAAAAAGTCCTAGATTTGATAAAAAATTTCGCGTGGTATTCGATAATGAACGTTTCGTTGATTTTGGAGCAAAGGGGTATTCAGATTATACAATACATAAAAATCCCATGCGTATGCGTTCATATATATCAAGACATGGTGGGTTTATACCATATATGATTAGACGACACAAGGATCCTAAATTTGTGCATGAATCCATGCTCGATGTAAATAGAAGCGATAGAGAAAACTGGGGTAAAACAGGTATCTATACAGCTGGTTTTTGG